AAACCATAGGGAGTGTTAGGGACATACTATGGGAGTGTTAGGGACATACCTTGGGTAAGATAGGGACATAACATGAGTAAGATGCTCCCATATATCCATATCATAGTCATATGATATAGGAAGCGAACCTCTTGAGGAGGTTCAGCTTCCAGAGAAAGGAGAGCGAAGGCAGAGAGAAGCAAAGAAGATGAAAAGATTTAAAACGATAGATAAAAATCACTGGTGGATTACAACCCACGAGAACCCAAGCGATAGAGCGGGAGTATTTATACCTTTAGCGCTTGCGCGCAAAGATGGAGACTTCTCGCGAGTGCGCGGGGTGGTGTGGGCATGGTTTAGGCGTGAGTGCGGGAGAACGGATTTGTCCGTGAGTGCGAAGCTGATTATGTGGGCGGTGTGCGAGCGGTGGCGGTATGAAACTTGGTCATCGCATGATGCGATCAGTTATTATGCCAAGATGACTGGGGTTAATAGGAAAACCTCTGGGCGCGCTATGACTGAGCTAATTGAGAAAGAAGTCTTATGGTGTGTGCTAGAGGGTGAGCAGAAGCGCTTGCGGAAGTCTCAGCCTGGTGGTAAGAAGCATTTTTTATTAGTGGGGTTAGTGGATTTGCTTTGATGGGTTCGGCGCGTGGGGAGGCGCGAGGAACTAGCGAGAGCCATACAGGGGGAGTTTATCTTTGGAGAAGATAATAGAACTCTCGCCAGTTCAAACTTAGTATATCATTTCTTGTCTTTTTTCTCTTTGGTTGTTTTTTTCTTTGCGCGCGTGCCAAATATACGATCAAATTCCGCTTCATATTTTTTGCGGTCTGGTATTGGGCGAGGGCGTGAGCCTTTTCCTGTCATGGTTATTCCTTTATGTTTAGGTTATATGCTTTCATTATTTTCTCGCGGTCATCTTTAGATACGATCTTGAGTATTTTTTCCAGGGGGAGTCTATTTTTAAAACCTTTGTTTTGGTTTAGGCCGTATTTTTGCCGTATGTCTCTTAATAATTCCTCTCTGGTCATTTCTAAAGCCTTGTAACGCCGTGTTTGTCTACATAGGCTATCTTATCCTTATCTGTATCAATAAGTAACCACGCGCCCTGTCCGTCCGTTTTAGAGGCATCTTCTGAAATATAGGTGTAATCTCCTGTGATTCCATTGTCTACCATGTGCGCCCTGTATTTTGCGTATGCTTGGTCAAATGTCATAGTCTCGCCTTGAATAGTTGTATTAATGAGTGTATCTGGTCATCTCTTAGATATCTCAAATGTTTAGGTATTGTTCGCCTATCTATTTTCATTTCTCTTGCTCCTGTAGTTCGTTTATTTCCGCACATGGTTGGCAAATTTTAATATTTATGGTGATACCATGACCAATTATAGTTGGTATTCCTTCACGCATTTCCATGGTATTAGCTTTAGATGATCCGATACGTTTGGACTTTTTGCGGTATAAATCGCCTTTGTTTATATCCTTTTGACATTGGTCACATATTGCGGGTTTATTGCACTTGGCCATTTTCATTGTTAGCTACCTCTTTATTATTTAGCTCTATTGTTCTTTTATTATTATTAAAATCAAAGCTAGTTAAGAATATAGAATCCCATTCTGGTGAATCTTTTTCCCAAACGTGAACATAATCCTCAGCACAATTTGGCGAGTGTTCTATATATATAGTTAGGTTTCCCGTTTCAACGTAGGTTGAGTATTTGCTACGCTTATCTATTTTAATTGTCATTATTCTTGATCCTCTTTGGTAATTATTAGATATGCTCCATGTAGGCAAAAGGCCATGAATGAAAGCACTAGTAAAATTTGTATACAGTTAATCATTGCTGCAACCCTAGTTTTTTAAAAAATGATTGATTAAATATGAGCCGTGCCACGCTTTTTTCTTGCGTGGCTTCTCTATTAGTTTGGTTATTAGTTGTTTAAATGTCATGTTATGCCACCTCACAATCTAAAAACATTTGGCAAACGTCCCAAGATGTAGAACTATAAGGAACGGGAATGGATGCACCATCAAACCAATCCATATAATGATAATCAATAACATCAATTTCTAACGTATCGCCTATAGTATAAATTCTGAACTCGTCACTTGGTCCACCCCATGAAAGCAGAAGTCTATAATATGCGGGGTTCTTTTCGTCTTCCGCCTCTACATATTCCCAAGATAAGGCGCTTTGATTTACATAATCAAATAAATCCTCGTATTCGCTGAAATAGTCGCCTTTGTGCGTATCAATAACCTTTATGGCTATTTGTTCGCCTTCTGTGGCGTTGTCATAGTCATTAAAGTATTGCTCCGCCTTTTTGTATTCTTGCTCAACTTGGTTGAACTGATCTTTTACTAGTTCCGCACATGTCGGTTGTGTTTGTGTGTTATCCATATTACTTCTCCAAAGTATGTAAGCGTTATTGCTTACACCCAAAAAGCCCACATAAGCGGGCTTGATTGGGTTGGGGTTGGTTTACATTGTGCGCTGTAACCTATCGCAAACAGTATTAAGCATTTTTAATTCTTCTTGGTTTTCTATTTGTGTAATTGGATCAACATCTGTATTTTGTTGAATCTTCATTGCTTCAAGATCTAGCATATCTAATAAAAATGCTTTTTCTGATTTGGTTAATGTTATTGTCTCCATGTATCTTCTCCTTAAATGCTGAGTTATTCTAACCCAGTGTCACTATTATATAACTACTTTTACTCAACTTGCAATAGTAATACTCACTATATGTGCAAAAAGAAGCAAAAATTTAGCTAAAATGTGCAAAATAACCTAAAATAAAGCATGGAAAAGGGAAAACCAGGTAGAAAAAGAAAGTTAGCAGCTCTAACTGAAGAAGAATATAAACAAATCAGCGCATGGTCTGGTGATGGCTTAAATGAAAGCCAAATCGCTACTTTGCTTAATGTAAACATCTCAACAATTACCAGAGAAAAGAAAAGGAATGAGCAATTTGCACACGCTATAAAAAAGGGAAAGTATAAAGCCGTTCAACTGGTAGCTAACAAAGTTTTTCAAAACGCAATGGACGGCAAAGAAACAAGCGCAATATTTTTCCTAAAAAATAGAGATCCAGACAACTGGGCTGACCGCCAGGAGCTTAACTATAGTTTAGATCTTAAGAATGTCCTCACCAGCGCACGCGAAAGGATCATTGAACACGCGCCAGCGCAAGCGCTCCCAGAGCGCACACAAGCGCCTACAGTTAGCGCTAGGGCTAAGGGCGAGGGCGAGAATGATTAATAACGGGGTTAGATGCGGGCATAGTTTTTTAAAACTCCCTTTTTAACTAATGCAAGCTCTCAAGAAATCGCATTTAACCCCCCCTTTGGCGATGTGGCGGTGGTGATATATGTATAACTACTCAACTAAAATTTTTTAATTTTTTTTTAATATGAAATACGGTGTAAAACTAGAAAAGGAATTGATGACCGAACTATGGTCAGGACCAATCAAAGACAACCCAGTAAACTTTGTTAAGTATGTGTTCCCATGGGGACAGAAAGACACCCCCCTTGAAGAGTTTAAAGGACCAAGAAAGTGGCAAGAAAAAATTTTGCGAGAAATGGCAATACACATTGAGCGAAACAACGTATTAGATTTACCAGAGATGTTTAGACTTGCTGTAGCCTCAGGTCGTGGTATTGGTAAATCTGCACTAGTCGCATGGATCATTCTATGGATGCTCTCCACGCGCCTGGGGTCAACCATCATTGTTACCGCTAACACCGAGCAACAGCTTAGATCAAGAACATGGGCGGAGTTAGGTAAATGGCTCACGCTCGCTATCAACTCACATTGGTTTACCAAAACAGCTACCACGATAAAACCCGCACAATGGTTTGAAGATGCGCTGATTAATGACCTCAAGATAGATACTGGTTATTACTACGCGCAAGCGCAGTTATGGAGCGAGGAAAACCCAGATGCGTTTGCAGGTATCCACTCATCATACGGCGTATGTTTGATTATGGATGAAGCATCGGGTATTCCCGCGCCCATCTACTCAGTCAGCGAAGGGTTCTTCTCCGAACCCACGCGCGATAGGTACTGGTTCACTTTCTCCAACCCGCGCCGAAACACAGGGCCATTCTACGATAGCTTTAACTCTAAACAATCCTTTTGGAAAAACGAACAGATAGACTCGCGCACAGTTGAAGGCACAGACCAAAAGCTCTTTCAAACGATGATTGAGCAGTACGGCGAGGATTCCACCGTCGCGCGCGTGGAGGTGATGGGCGAGTTTCCATCGGCGGATGACGATACAGTAATACCAATGAGCTTAGTCAAGGCTGCTATTGATAGGGATGTATCACTTACAGCTAACGCGCCGATTATATGGGGATTAGACGTAGCACGCTTCGGCGGTGACAACTCCGCGCTATGTGTTAGACAAGGTAACCATGTGATGAGTATCAAGTCATTTAAGTCTATGGATCTGATGCAGTTATGCGGTGTGATTAAAAATATGTACGACGAATCTACTGCGATAGAAAAACCACAAGAAATATTGGTAGATGTAATCGGCTTGGGCGCAGGCGTGGTAGACAGACTCGCCGAGCAGAACTTACCAGTACGCGGGATTAATGTTGCAGAAGCTCCTGCGACTAAAAAGAATTATTTAAACTTGCGCGCGGAGTTATGGTTTGCTATTAAGGATTGGCTGGCGCAGCGTGATTGCAGGCTGCCTAGTGATGATGATCTTGTCGCTGAATTGGCTGCGCCATTGTATAAATATACCTCTACTGGCAAAATAAAGATAGAATCAAAAGACGAAATGCGCAAGCGCGGGATTAAATCACCAGACAAAGCAGATGCACTTGCTTTGACTATGGCATCCTCTGCTGCAAGTTTTGGTGGAAGCACTAGCTTTTTAGGTTATAATTTCAAACAACCACTAAAATCTAGGATAATCAGAGTAGGATAATTTATGGCAAAGCAATACAAAGAAGAAGAAATCAAGGCTATCTCAGAAGAAGAAAGTAAGTCTATTGATTTGGTCGGCGTAATTAAATCCGAGATGGATGACGCTAAAGATTTTATACACCAAGTCGGCGCAGAAAGAGCTGAATCCACAGAATACTATCTTGGTAACGAGCCTGAAGGCACTAGCTCACTACAGTCAGAATTTGTATCTACAGATGTTAGAGAAAGCATCTTATTTATGTTGCCGTCTATCATGCGTACTTTCTTTGGTACTAAGAAGATTGTTGAGTTTGTACCTAAAGGACCAGAAGATATCCAACTAGCCGAACAGCAAACCGATTATATCAATTATATTATTCAGCAAAAGAACCCAGGCTTCCAAGTGTTATATGATGTATTCAAAGATGCGCTTGTTAGAAAGACTGGTTTTGTTAAAGTGTTTTGGGATGATTCAGTAACTGCTACCACGCACGAATACACCAACTTAGATCCGCAATCTTACCAAGCGTTAATACTAGATAAAAATGTTGAGATAGTAAAAGAGTCAGTAACCAACGAAACGATAATAACTTTTGATCCTATCAGTCAACAAGAAGTCACCCAAGAAGTTCCAGCTAGTTACGACCTTACCATTAGAAGATTAAAACCAAAAGATCAAGTCTGCATAGAATCTATACCGCCTGAAGAAGTCTTAATATCAAGGCACGCACGCGATATAGAATCTGCATCTTACGTTGCGCACCGCATGATCAAATCTGTATCTGATTTAGTGGCAATGGGATACGACCAAGAAGAAATAGAACAATACGCAGGCTACGGCGGTAGCGCGTTAGATCCTGAAAGCTACGAAGAACAAGAAGCTAGAAACCCATTTGACAATATGGTCTACCCAGATAGAAACGATGCTGGCGGTAAAGATGTGTTATACATAGAACATTATTTGTTTTATGACTTTGATGGCGATGGTATTGATGAACGTATCAGAGTTTGCACCGCAGGCAACGGCTTAGAAATATTAAACGTAGAGCAATGGGATGAACTACCAATATGTATGTTCTGCCCTGATCCAGAACCGCACACAGCTATAGGTTCATGTCCAGCTGATTATCTTAAACCAATACAATCAGCTAAGTCACAAATTATGCGTGACACTTTAGATTCACTCGGTCATTCAATCTTCCCGCGCATGGGTATAGTTGAAGGACAAGTAAATATAGACGATGTACTAAACACCGACATAGGGCAACCTATTAGGATGCGTGCGCCAGGAATGGTACAACCATTTGCTGTGCCGTTTGTGGGTAAAGAAGCGTTCCCAGTACTAGGATATTTGGACGAAGCTAAAGAAAACAGAACTGGCGTGTCCAAAGCATCAGCTGGCCTCAACGCAGACGCTCTACAATCTAGCACCTCAACAGCTGTATCAGCTACTATGAGTGGCGCACAGGGTAGAGTAGAACTTATTTGCAGACATTTTGCTGAAGGTGGCTTAAAAACCATGTTTAAAACAGTAAATAGCTTGGTAATTAAGCACCAGAACGCGCAAGATGTGTTTAGATTAAATGGTAAATTTATCCCTGTAGACCCAAGATATTGGGATAATGACAAGGATTTAGTGGTAAATGTAGCTATATCTAAGTCATCTGACGAAGAAAAGTTCCAAGTATTAGCACAATTATCGCAAAAACAAGAACAAATCATGGCAACGCTAGGGCCACAGAATCCTCTAGTGTCAATGCAACAATACGCTAATACTTTGACTAGAATGATAGAAATGGCTGGTTTCCAAGACGCGCAAAGCTTCATAAATACAGAAGTTCCGCAGATGCCACCGCAAGCGCCTGAGCAACAAAAGCCTGATGCAGCTGAAATGCTTGCACAAGCTGAAGCTATGAAGGCACAGGTCAGCGCACAAAAAGCAATGATTGATGCTGAAACCGATAGAATGAAAATCATCATGGATGACGATAGACAAAGAGATATTGAAGAGGCACAACTTAGAGTAAAAGCGCTAGAGCTACAAGCTAAGTACGGCGCACAAATTAATATCGCAGAAATCAACGCAGTAATGGAAAGAGACAGAGAAGGAATAAGACAAAATGCAAAAGCTCAAGCTCAAGGATTATTTACAAACAATGTCCCACCACAAAATATTTGATATTGAAGTGATTGTTGACGATGTAGTTTATGTTGGTAAAGAGATTAGAGCAAAAGATAGAAACCACGCCATGCAGATTATGTCTGTTATGTCAGGTGGACAAGTAACACAAGATTCTGAAATAATTTATTACGAAGAAAGGATGGTACATTAATGAAATACTTAAAAATAGCATGGGAATGGATTAAAAAAATTACCCTAAAGATTGTAGGCTGGATTAAATATGCCTATAACAAAGTTGCAAATTGGTTAGATAACTTACTAGAACCTAAACCAATTCTAAAAAAAAGAGGCAGACCTAGGAAGAAAAAGTAATGGCAACAAAAATTAGTAAAAAATTTTTAGATGCTATGGGTGTATTCCCAGCTAATATGGTTCGGTATTTACCATTATCTACACAAGAAGTTTTTGAAAATTTTGAACAAGTCAACGGCGGTTATTTATTACCTAAAGAAGAAGTGGTTGGTTTATTTGCTGAAGCAGAAGCAGAAAAAATGAGCCAAGAAGCATTAAGAAACGATCCACATGGCAGAGGATTTCATGGTGGCGATCCAGAATTAAGACCAGCATTGACATCGCTACAACCAGAAATAAGGGGTAGAGAATTTAAAGGACCAAGCGATCCTTATGGTACACAACCTAGAGTTTTTAGAAGTGTATTACCATATACAGAAGAAAAAGCATCGCCTTTATTTTACGAAAAATACGGCTCTGAAGGTATAGGGTTTACAGATCCAAAAGATCAATACACACCAATAACACCAAAAGATAGAAGGTTTTTTGGTGCATACGATCCTACGTATGATGAATTATTATTGATGGGACAAGAAGGGCAAATGGAATCAAGATACCCTGGTGTTTTTGAAAGCCGTGCTGCTGAGACTGAAGCGCACGAATATATACATAGAGGAATGGGTGCTGATAAGCCAGCTTTGGTTAAAGGATTAGAAAGTTTGTATGGTAATAATACTGTGCCAGAAGGATTAAGAAATTTAGCAACTGCATTGTCTGTTGGATATAAAGGAGCTGAAAAACATCACGAATATATAGATGAAGCTTTTAGAAGCTTAGATCCCGCAACGCAAGTTGAAGTAGCATTAGGTAATTTTTTAGAAACAAAAGAAGCTAAAGATATTATGGCAGGTATGGATAGTTTTGCTAAAAACCAATATATTCAACAAAAGAGAAATGAAATGTATCAACAGTTAGGAATAAATTAATGGCATTAACCTACAGAGGAGAAAGATTCGCAGGTTATAACAAGCCTAAACGTACACCTGGTCATAAAACAAAATCACACGCTGTTCTAGCAAAAGTAGGTAGCACTATTAAATTAATTCGTTTTGGTCAACAAGGCGTTAGCGGTGCTGGTAAAAACCCAAAGTCTGCTAAAGACAAAGCTAGAAAAAAATCATTTAAAGCAAGACATGCTGCAAACATAAAACGAGGTAAGTTGTCACCAGCTTACTGGGCTGATAAAGTAAAATGGTAAGGAGATAAATATGCCAGGAAAAAAGAAAGGACTATACGCAAACATACATGCTAAAAGAAAAAGAATCAAAGCTGGTTCTGGCGAAAAAATGAGAAAGCCTGGAACTAAAGGCGCACCTACAGCTAAGGCTTTTAAGAAAGCAAAGAAAACAGCTAAGAAAAGAAAGTGAAGTTTATAAGTTACCTTATAGATAAATTTTTAGAACGATCATTCCAAAAAACAGAAGATAAACTAACACAATCTAAATGAACGACATCGTTACCTTAATAACCGAGTTAGGTTTTCC